AATATAATTATAATCTTTTAACTAATTTATGTGATGATTTAGATAAAAATTTTAAAGACATAATTCTTGATGGAATTATTAAAAACAAAACAATTGATGAAATTGCTCAAGAATTGGAAATTGCTGGTGTTAGTCCATTAAATAAACATACTGCACAACAAAGAGCAAAAATGATTGCTAGAACAGAAGTTAATTCTGTTAAAAATAAAGCAAGGATACAAGCATATAAAGATAATAATATTAAATGGGTGGATATTGTAACGATGGGTGACAATAGAGTTTGTCAAGATTGTTTGAATGCAGAAGCAAATAATCCTTATCCAATAGAAATAGCAGAAGATATGATTCCATTTCATCCAAATTGTAGATGTGTATATGAAATTTCTGAAAAAGAATATAATAATAATAATATAATTGATGAATTCGGTGAAGATTATTAAATTTTTTCAACTATAATTCAAAAAGGTTAGAATTATGAAAAAAGAAGGTTCGATTCCTTCTAGTTGAAATTCAGAGCATTAATATGCTCTGTTTTTTATAACCCACCATATTAATCGTTGGGGGTATTCCTCCCCCAACAAAAATAAAAAATATCACCTCCATACATTAATTAATGTGGTGGAATTTTATTTTTTTATAATAAAATATTGAAATGGGGGAATAAAAAAAAGATTATGGACATTAAACAAAAATTCAAAGTTTATTGTTCCACCAATTTTAAAGAATTAAATAAATCCTTAATCGAAGGTAGTTTTGAAGAGGATGGTGAATTAATCCTTGAAGGTATCGCATCAACTACAAGTGTTGATGAAGATGGGGATTACATGACTAAATCTTGTCTTGAAGATATGAAAAGACAAGCAATTGGTTTGAGTGTTCTTAAAGAACATGGAAGAACATTAGATGATATTTTAGGTAAAGTAATTGGAATTCCTGAATCTGATGATGACAAATTCAAAATAAAATTTAAAATTTTACCAAAATATAAAAATTATATTTTGGATTTGTTAAATAACGATATTAATCTTGGATTATCAATTGGTGCTAGAGCAATTGAATATGAACCTAAAGAAGATTCTGATGATTATGGGTGGAAAGTAAACAAAGCAAAATTATATGAAATTTCACTTATACCCCTTCCTGCGAATTGGGATTCATTTGGTTCAGTGAAAATTAGTAAAGAACTAGACAATGATATAATTATTGCAAAATGTTTCAATGGTGCTTGTAAACAATTAGTAGAAGAATATTCTGATAATCTATCTAAAGAAATTGAAGATGGTGAACAAAGAGAAGAAGAAAAATATCTCACAGAAAAAGATGCTATTAATTTAATAAATGAATCAAGTCTTGAAATATATGAAAGAGTATTGTCAGAAGTTCTTGATGAAACTAAAAATATGATTGAAAAATATCATTTGAATTGTAATGATGGAAATGAATATGAATCTAAAGATTCAAATGATAATGAAATAGATAATAATTCTTCCAAAGAAAAGGAAGATGAGGAGAAAAAGAAAAGTATGAATGAAGAGATTGATAAAAAAGTTGAAACTGAAGAAACTCCTGATGTTCAGAAAAATATGGAGGAATTAGAAAGAACATCAAATGGAGAAGAAGTTGAAATTAAAAAAGAAATGGAAAAAGAAAAAATAGATGATGAAAAAGTAGAAAAAAATATTTCTACTGAAGGAATTTCTAACAAAGATGTTCTTAAATCTATTAATGAAATGAAAGCATTTATGGAAAAAAGCATTAATGAAGAAATTGAAGCGAAAGTAAATGCTAAAGTAGAAGAAATAAAGAAAAATCTTCGTAAAGAAGTTGAAGAAGAATTATTTAAAGATTTAACTACTGAAAGAAAACCAGTTGAAACTGAACAACCTATTGTTGAAAAAGAATTAGAAGTTGAAGAAGAAGAAGAAGTGAACAAAGCAATGACAGCTCATGATATTGCTAAAATGCTTTGTAGTTAAATGAAAAAATAAAACAATTGAAAAAAAAATAAAAACGAAAAATTATTGAATTAGAATTATAAATATTATGTCATTAAATGAACAATTACAAACAAAATTTGCAACTCGCAGTGAATTAGAAGCATTGCAAAAAGCATACGATGAACATATGCAAACAGCAGTTAATCAACCTGGTGGAAACATGGCATCATCACCTGGTACTGCGGATGTAATGATTACTGTTGATTATGATGCAGAATTACAAAAATTAGTAAATCATCAATCTCCATTTTTAACTTATCTTGAACAAAATGGATGTGTAAGTGATGCAAGAACCGCGAAAGTTGGTTACAGAGTAAAACAACAAAAAACTACTTCAAGTTTCATTGCAGAAACTGAAGATTTACCAAGACATGACCCATCTTTATATACTGATGAAATTGCAAAAATGCAAACTCTTGTTTATCCAATTGAAATTTCAGACCTTGCAATGAAAGGTGTAGATTCAATTGATTTATTAGAAGATGAAATTCGTGATGGATACCTTGACATGGCACAAACTAAAGATATTGCATTATTACAAGGTACTGAAGCAAACAATGGTTTCGATGGTGTATTAAATTCAATTACTACACATACTGAAGATATGGGTGATGAAGCAATCACTAAAGATGCAATTGATATTATGGCACAAGAAATCATTGATGATGGTGGTAATCCTTCTGCAATTTTAACCACTGCAAAAGTAGGTAGACAATTAAATGATATTCTATATCCGAACACAAGAATTATCGACCAAGTAGATTTAACTTTAGGAACAAGAGTTACTGGTTATCATGCCCCTAATGGTCAAACTATTCCTATTCTTGTAGACCCTAATATAGATACTACTAATGGTGATTCACTTGCATTCATAGATAATAATTCTTTACGTGTAAGAGAATTAGTCAAACCAACTATTACTGCATTAGCAAAAACTAAATTATCCACTTCTAGAGTATTATTTACTTTCTTCACATTCTATAATAGAGCAGAATATAGAAATGGATTAATTTCAGGTATTGGTAGCCCTGAATCTCCCTGAGTCAGAGGTAAATCCTGAAACACCACAATCACTTGAAAAAAGAAATATTAGTATAAGTGTAAATGATGGTACTAATCCAGTTAGTGGAGTTGTAGTAAGTTTGGTTAAAAATAATCAAACAGTTGCATCATCAACAACTGGTAGTGCTGGTGGGTGTACATTAAGTAATGTAGAAGATGGAAGTTACATAATAACTGCAACTAAAGATGGATTTGATGAATATAGTGATAGTATTGTAACTTCAAGCGATAATGTAAGTTTAGTAATAAAATTAACTGCAAAACCATCACCTTAAAAAATTAAATAAAAAATAAGATATTATTTTTCAATCTTATTTTTTATATTTAAATTTACTTCAAAAAAAATAATTAGTTAATAAATCATGAAAAATTGTAATAAACATTCGGATTGTGAATCATATTTTGAGAATATGATGTCTGTTGAAGATTTAAAATTATTATTGAAATTAAATAATATACAGACAACATTATCAGATGCTGAATTAAATCAGTTGATAATAATAACTCAAAAGAATATGTTAGCAGAATTGGGTATTACATTAAAACCAGTTCAACATACATATACAGTTTATCCGAATTATACTGAACCACGAAAACAAACAAGAGTTCCAATAACATTACCATTAACTCATGTTAAAAGAATCGATGAAATAAAAATAAATGAAAAAATACTTGTGGAAGAAGTAGATTATGATTTTGATGAATTGAATAGTATTGTATATCTTAAACCAAGATATTATCATGGTTTATGGCATTGGTTTTGGTATTGGTATTGGGATGTAGCATTAATTGTTAAAATAAAATACACAACCCAATTAGATGATGAATTATTATTAGATTTATTAAATAGTTTGTTAGGTGATATATTAGTTTATCAACAAATACCTATGACAAGTAGAAATGTTGAAAGTATAAAAGAAGGAGATGTTACTGTATCTTTTGATAATGATTCAAATTATGTTCGTACTTTACCAAAAATAATAGATGATAAAAAAAAGAACATACTTGATTTATTGAATAATACAAAAGTAATGATGATATAATGGTATATTTTCCAAATTGTACAATCAATATTTATGAAGAACAAGAAACTGATGAATATGATGAATATACAATGGAATGTAAAAATGAATGGGTTTTGATTGATACTTTACCAGTTGATTTTCAAAGATTGAATCATGAAGAACAACAAGAAGAGTGGGGAAAGGAAGTTAAAGACACATTCAAGGTTTATGTGCCTTTGAATACTCATATTAATAATAGGTGTATTGTTAAAATAATAAATGATATTGAAGATAGGACATTTGATGTTATAGGTGAACCGGAATATTGGAATCGTTTTCATATGTTTCGTAAAATCATATTGCAAGTTCAAAGGAAGAGTGTTTTGTGATTTCTGCAAAGACTAGTATACCTCCATCTTTGATTCGGAAATTGAGTAGGAATTGGGTGGATAATAGAGCAACAAATTTAGTTAATAGTGTTGCTAATGCTACTTTATGGAATATTAGAGAATATGGTTTTGGTGTTGCTAAATCTGTTTTAGCATATCCTAATTATGATTCCGATGAATATGATGTTGAAAATAGGACTCCAAGTGGGGGCGCACCAATATGGCAAGGTGAAATAAAAGAAAGTGGTCATTATAGAGGATATTTAAGTGAATCTCATTATGTCAAATCAATTTCTCCTTATCATGCACAAATAGTAACTCCAGCAGAATTTGTTTGGGGTGTAATCGAAGGATATTCGACAAATGGTAATTATAGATTTCCTGAGAACCCATATCATAAAAGAGCAGTTGATAAAATGTATAGGGATAATATCATTGGATTAACATGGAGCAATATTATGGATAAGTGATAATTTATGAATCATATAAAAAAAACTTTTGCTAAAATATTAAAAGATAAAATATATGTTGATGATAAACTTATTCCAGTTGTGATAAAAGATTATCCATTAGATAAAACACCTTGTATAACTATACATGGATTTAATAGGGATAAAGGTAAACATCGTAGACAACAAGTCACTGTTAGAAGTAAATTATCCGAAGACCATCCATTATATGACCCAAAATATCCTGAAAGGAGATTTCCACATAGTGCAGAATATAGTGTAAAAAGTTATGAAATAGGAATTCATGTTTGGTGTGATACTGAAAGAGAAAGAGAATTAATAATAGACCAAATTTATGATTGTTTATTTTATTGTATGAATTTGCATTATATGTTTTGTGTGAGATTTGACCCAAAAACAAAATTATGTAAAACTAATAATGAAATTTGTGAAGCAATAATAGATAAAGGGTATCATGGTTTAAGAGGACAATGTCCAAGTCATCATAATCATCCTTTAAATATTATGAGTAAAGAAGGTATTATAAAAAATAGTGTGCATATAAGTCCACATTATGAGGATGATAGTAGGGATAAAAGACAACCTTTAAAACATAGTGTTATTGAAGTTAATTTAGATTATAAACGAATAAAAGTTATAAAAAGTAATCCTACTTTTAAAATCGCTACTGATATATAAAAATAATTATTTTTAAAGTTAAAAAGTGATATAGAAAAATGGCTAAAAAGAAGAAAGAAGAGATAAAAGAAAAACCATCATTAAAGAAAACTGATGATTCAAAAGGAGTTAATATAGAAATTGAAAAATTTTCAATATCTGAATTGTTGGAAAAATATAATATTAAACCTTTAAATGCTTTTGGTTTTCTTAATTATTTTGGTTTGACTGAAGATTTCAAAAAAGAATTTGAAACTAAAAAAGCAAACGTTAAATTTTCTGAAGGAGAATTTAACGATATGTATGAAAGATATATGAAGAGGGAAATTTAAATAATCATGGCAGTTGAAAGGGCACCTTATATAAATTATAATGAAATCACTTCTTACATGGAGAGTGTTGAGAATGGTTCTGAAATCCCATTGTTTGTTGTAAAAACTAATAATACAGTAAATGTGTCTGATATTACTTCAAAGAAAGTATTGAGATTCATATCATACGCTAAATTTAAACAATATTTCTCAATTAGCAATGAAGAAACATTGTATGATGCATTACCAGATTCTATAAAAGAATTGGATGAATATGTTAAAGATTTCTTTGTAGAAAATTCAATGTATGGGGAAAATGATAATTATGGATTATCTGTTCCATATATTTATATTATTGATGTTGGGAATGCACCAACTGTAAATCATTACTTGAAAGCATTGAGTGTTAGTGAAACTAAAAGAAAATCAACAGTGGTAGTTTTCCCAAATACTGAAGATGTTGAGTTCATGAAAGAACTTAATGTTAAATTGAAAGAAGAAACTAAAAATGGTTTATTAAGAATTGGTTACTTTAAAGTTAGTGGTCAAGGTGAATTAAATTATAAATTTGCAAAAGGAAATATACTCATTCCTACTTTTGACCATCATGGATATGTAAATGTTGTAGAAGGAGAGTTGAAAACAGAAGATGAAACTCAGGAATTCTATAATGCAAATAATCAAGTAATTGAAAAAGATATTAATCATATTTATAAAGATACAATTACTGAAAAATATTATAAATATTCAAACAATTCATTTGTTGAAGTAACTCTTGAAAATCTTGCAGGATATTCAGAAGTAATTGAAGGATATAAAAATGGTAATAATTTCTATGAAGAAGCAACCCATACTACTCAATTAACTAATTTAAAAGAAACTGCAATATATTTAAATAAAGAAACTGATTCAAATGCAGATGCATATACATATGATGGTACTTCATTCGTAAGTATTGGGGCTCAATTAAGAAAAGATATTATACTGTATGAATCAGATGCAGATTATAAATTTTTCGTACCATCAACTAAAAAAGAAATGGGTGGAACTACCGAAACATTTGATGAATACTGTGAAAGATTAGAATTTATTTCAAGAGAAGTTCAATCATCTCGTATTGGAATAGTAGATGGAACATACTTTGGAAGAACTATAGCAAGAATATGTTCAACACCATATTACATCGAACCTGGTTATTTACCATTTATGAGTATTGGAACTGGTGTTTTTGAAGAAAGAAGTGATGATAATAGAGATTCATTATTCAGTGCAGGATTAATTTTCGGTGAAGATGATTATACTTTAAGTATTGTAACACCAAGAATTTGTGCAACTACAAGTACAGCTTGGGGTATTGAAGACCATGATATGAGAAGTACCGATGCATTAATTCATGCTAGAAGAAATGTGGATTACCATATAAGAAAAATATTAAATATTATTGCTCCACAATTAAAAAGAAATGAAACAAGTGTTACTCTTCGATATGTTCAAAACCAAATAGATTTATATTTAGATAATGAATTAAGAAGAGGAACAATAATGGCATATTCTGTGAAAGTTACTGAATCATCATATAATCCTTATAAATTGTTAGTAAAAGGAAAAATAACTCCAGTGAATTCAACATTAGCAATTGAATTTGAAAATACTGTTGGAAGTCCTTATGCAATCGCTAGTGAATATGTTTAAATAAATAAAAGGAGAAATGATTTTTACATATAGAAGATAATTATGAGTGAAATTAGTGAAATCGGAAGATGTATAGATGGTACTTGTGAAGATTATGACCTTTGTGAAGTAGTATTTGATAGTCCAAATGATGGTTTTAGTGATAGAATCATTTGTGAAGGATTCAAAATCAGTGGGAAATTAAACGCTGAAAGGAAAAAAAATAGTGCTTGTTATGAAGGTTATGGTTGGAAATTAAGTAATGTTGAATGGGAATGGGAACTAACTGCACCTTGTGATAGTCCATTTTTTGATAAAAGATTCAAAACACAATTCTGTGATAAACATGGTATGAGTATTACTGGTTATGTTTTAAAAGGATGTGGAACTGATGATTGGGTTGGAAAAGAAACTTTAACTAGTTGTATTATTACAGAAGTTGGAAGAGAATATGGTGAAGGTGTTACAAGAACCATAAAAGGTGTTGCATTACATCACAAAGTATTAGATGGAACTGGCTCTAATTTGAAAACATCCATTACTAACCAATCTAGTAATACTTATGATTTAAGTAGAAGTATTTTATCTACAACTTATGATTTCCTTTTTGGAAATGAAAATGATGTAACTGTTAGTAGGAATAATATGGATATTAGATATACAGATTACAATGATGTTAGTTATGGAACTGTAGGTACTGGTTCAGGTGGTGGGGGAGGAGGAACTTTTTAAATCTCTTCCCATCATAAAATAATTTATTATTAAAAAAAATAATTTGTGAGGTAAATAAATGGCATTAACACAAAAACAATTAGCATTACTTGATTCTTGTCCTATTTTAAAAGAATTTAAAGATTATTTTGTTGCATTAGATAATGAAACTGAAACTGAACCAATAAAAAAATATTGGTTTACTTCTTATGCAGATTCTGAAGGTGCAACAGAATGGGGAAATGGTACTGTTAAAACTACTGGCGTAACAAATAATGGTTATAGTCAAGTTAAAGTAATAACAAATACTGAAGAATCATTTGTAGGTCAAAAATTTTATATTATTAGTAGTGCAAAAACAGATGGTACTATTTATCAATTATATTCTGATGCTGGAACAACTCCTGCAGGAATATATGTAAGCATATCTACTACTAAACCTACAGAATAAGTAAAAAAAGGAAAAGTTCTTTTTTATATTAATAGTTAAATATTTTTAATTATTAAACAATGAAACAGAGAAAACATATTTTTCTCTGTAATTTTTTATTTTATATAAAAGGTGAGTTATGGAAAATAATAATCAACAAAAAGAAGGCAATAAAGCAATAGAAGAATTTTGGATTAAAAATAGACTTCCAAAGGAAGTCGAATCATTACCTTATGATTTATTAACTCCAAATGAACAACATATCATTGATAAAGTTAAAAATGGTGATGATTTAACAGATGAAGAAATTGCCATTATCAAAAAACTTCGTATTGATTATGAAGAACCATTGAAAAAATATAATGCAGTCGAAATCATCAAGTCAAATGAAATTTTAAATGAAACTCTTGGTACAGAACAAGAATTATTAGAATTTGTATATAATAAAGAACCACCAGTTATTAAGATACAATTACCAATAAATGGAATGTACAAACAATTTAATTTTACTGTGAAACCATTAGATGATAGTAATGCAGTGAAGTTTATTGAACCACACGTTGATATTTTCAAAGATTTGAGTGATGAAGAAAGAAAAATCTATAAGAAAAATCAAGATAATCAAGAATTGAATAGTAAAGAAGAAAAAGTTCTTCAACATATTCAAGAAAAAATTAATCAGAATCAATCACGTTCTCAAATAGAGAATATTACAGAATTACTTGCAGCACAAGTAGAAGAACCTAAAAGTTTATCTATTGAAGAAAAAAAGGAATTTTGGGCTAATTTTAATTTTGTTGCAAGAGTACAAATATATAGTAAAGTATTAGAAAAACTTGGATTAACTGAAGAGTTTAATAATAAACTTTTTCTCGATGAATAATACAGTCATTGGGGAATGTTATTTTAGAGTAAGTAAACATTTAGGCATAACCATTTCAAAAGTAATAAAATATAAATTTCATCCAGATATTAAATTACTGTTAAATAAATATTATAATATTATTG